TTTCGGGACGAAGAAAATCATTTAAGAATGCGCTTCTCGCTTCTTTTAATCTTTCAAAAAATACTTGTGCTTTTACTGTCGTATTTGCAAACTTTTCTGAACCAATAAGAATATTCTGAAGACCTTCTTTGATGTCTTCATTTACTATTTTATATTTTTCATAACCTAAAACTTTATTTAGATCAGGAATAACGAATTCTGCTTTTGTAGTATAATCAGCGATAAGAACACGACCTACAGATTCATTATTTAGCAAGCCTTGCATGGCTTTTATATTTTTATGATTGATGCCACCTTTGCTAGGCTCAGTACCCATCGTGATCAAAAGAATGACATTCTCAATTGTGCGGCAAATAGCTTGGTCTATCTTCTTCATTTCCATCTTGAAGTTAATGTCGTCCAAAACGGCGAATCCAAAAGGAATAGCAAAAGGTTCATAGTCTTGCTTTTTATAAAAAGAATATATTACATCTGTTGGATTGAGTTGAATCTTTAATCCGTCTTGCGCCCATTGACCATTCTTTATTTTAGTTTGGGTCTCTTTATCTAGACTATTAAATACTTCTACATCTCTATCGTTTTTTGGATTCTGCAATCTTTCTAACTCGTATTCCGAAAGAATCTTTTGATAAACAACCTTCTTCCAAGAACTTGTTCTATTTACTGTTACATAAAAAGGATTTAATAGAATGTATTGAACAGGAATTATATTCTTTACATCGTAAGGAGTTGGATAATTATGAATTTCAACGTTGGTTTCATAAGAGTCTCCATCATAATTAGCATATGTCTCTAATATGCTTTGAAAATCATCGATAGTAAATTTGGCATTTACTTTATAAAAGAAAACATTGCCACTTCTATAGTATTCGCGAAAATACTGATCTTTTACATTCCACATCTTTGTGTACTTCATCCATTTAGAAAAAAAGTCGCGAGCTTTTTGGCTACCACCTTCTAAATAGATTTCTGCATTAGCAAATTCCGACATGATATCTACCGCATTTCTAAAGATAGCTACATTAGCGTAAGCTTTTTGACACAATTCGATAGCATCACGGATATTATATCCATTAACTGACATCTCAAAAGGCAATAAACCTTCACGGATATTCGCATATTTATAAATCTTTGGTCCTACATAAGCCAAGTTTCTTCTAATAGAAGAATTGCCATCTCCAGAGCCAGAAAAATTATTTCTTTCGTAACTGGCAGAACTTTCGTAAAAAGAATCGCCAACAAAACTTGGTTCTGATTCAGAATTGTTATTAATTAAGTCTTCTAAATTACTATTACCATTTTCTTTTGCACCTTTAGAAAATCTATTCCAGTAAGAAGACTTTTTATTATAAGAGCGACTCATATTCTTTATTTTACACTTATAACTTTAAAAGTGACTTTGAAAGTTACTTTTACGCTATAAACATAGGAGTAAATGTTTCTGTATTATCTTCTACAGTAACAGTTCTCATATCAATTATAATCTTTGTCATCCAATTTCCTAATACTAATGCTGAATAACTATCTTTTCTTGGTTTATCTGGACCTGATTTACGTTTTAGATTAGCAGGAAGATCAAAATTTTGCATACCTTGTGCAGAAGTTGTTATTTGTATAAGCGCACATTCTGTTTTTGTTAAAAGTATCATATCTGACAAATGTTCAACAAAGTCAATCATTCTTGCGCCGACATCCGCTTTATCCAAATCAGACACATTAGAAAATTTAAGATTTTCTATACCTATTCTTTTATTTATTTGTGACTTGTAATGATCATCCATAGCTCTGCTTGCAAAATATATGCGACGATGGTCAAAATTAGCTTGCAACAATTCATTCGCTTGACGAATCCAAGCTGATGTTGGTTTTCTCATGAAAACTGTTTTATAATCTGTTTTATTATATTCTGATTTTGCGGCATATAGATTAGATTGGTATTCTTCTGGCCTTTCAAACTCTGTTGTTACGCATTTTAACTCAATCTTTTCGTCTTTAAACAATTCACTTTCATTGCAAGAATTCATAAACTGAACACCACCATTATAGTCCATACATATAGCAACAACATTAAAGTTTTTGAGAATATATAAGAAATACTTAATATGATCTTTTAGTGAAGCTCCAGCTAATGCATACGAATGCACCAACGTACCCATTTGTTTTTCGTAATTAACTTTTATTACTTGTATAGCAAAATCGTCCGACCCTTCAGTTTCTGACCAAGAAGGATCAACGGCTATTACATATTCATCTTCTGGATTACCTACTACTTCTACAGAAGGTGTTTCTCCATCAGGTACTGTACATAGCGCCATTTTAGATATTTTAAAATATCCAGAACTATCATCTGTAAATTGAGCGCCAAATTCTCTTTGGAACTGCGATTCACTCATTGTTGATTTTGCTTGATTGATTAGATTCTGATCGTATAACTGAACTGGCGCACAATCGTAAGAAAATTGCATAACACAACGCTTAGAAGAATCTGTTGGCTTAGGATTATGTATTAAATTATCATACTGCTCGTATAATTTATAAAGATATTCAAATTTAAAAGACGCTGATGATAGAGCAATTAGTTTATTATTAGGCCAAACATATCTATCTTCCTCCTTCATCTCGCCCTTCTCAATCAATTGAGTTTCTAGATTGTACAATTCTTCTCGCTGAGTTGGATTTTGAACTACGGACAAGAATGGTACAATAACTTCGTTATAAATGCGTTCAGGCATCAATAGAAACTCGTCAATAATAATACGATGAAAACGAAAACCACGAAGTTTTTCACCATCACCTAAAGGCAATGCGCGAATACGGCTTTTACCTATTTCCATTAGCCATTCATCATTATTTTTTGATACATGGGTAATACATTGTTTTAAAAGATAGGCTTCAGGCTTGGCGGCAATATCTTCTATCTTTTTAAATATCATTTTTGACTGACGAAAAGAACGAGACATAATACCTATCTCTATTCCTTGATTTAATATAGCATCTAGAATAGCAAAAATACCAGTAGTATAACTTTTACTCATGCCACGCGACCAAACTCCTAAAAAATAATCGCTTTCCAACATTGACTTGACAGCCATATGTTGAAATGGAAACAATTTAACTCCTGTAATTAAATCAGTAGTAAAAGTAATATTGTTTCTCAAGAATTGATAAAACAAAAGCTTCGCTTCACGTTCTTCCAAGAAGCCTTGCTTTTCAGAAAGCTCTTCATTAGAAATAAACTGATTTTTTCTTATTCTTTGATTACCTGTTTCCCAACTCATGATCTAAAAAGTATTGTAAATCTACTTGCCATAAATCTTTTCCAAAATATAAAAGCTTTGGTATGATTTCGATTGATTTTTTTCGACTACCCGTAAATACAAACTGCACATGTCTAGGATATTTATGCGTTAAATGGCGCATATTATGAAATACATATTCTAAGTTTGTTTTTCTTTTGTATTTTCGATGATTATCTATTATACTATCTATTGTGGACTCTATTACAATAAATAAATATCCTTCCAATTCAAAAGTCCTTTGGATTTCTCTTTCAAAACGATCAACCCCAGAAGCTAAAGTTCCTAAAAAGTCATTTTCGCTTTTTCTATCTACAAAAGTATAATTATATTCTTGAGCGTTCATCAAATAATCACCAATAAATAATTTTTCAATCTTTACATTAGGAAATTCCAAAGGATCTTGTTCGCGAGTATCGACAAGCATGGTTTCATTCTTTAAAGAAACTTTATTAAAAGTTTTTGGCAAAGGTTTATTAAAAAGCGGCTCTTTATCCAACAACTTACAAACAGAATTATAAGATCCAAAATGCTTCTTGAATATATTTATATTTGGAAGATCCAAAGTCTTCAATTCATTATGAAAAGGTGCGTAATGATAATTTTTTTCTTGTATTCTATTTTTTAGCATCGATACGCATTTTGTTTTTACGATTTCTTGATTCTCTGATCTTTCCCATTCAGAAAATTCATTATAATCAAGGAACTCCGTTTCAAAATATTCTCTTTTATTTTTAAATGGTATTTGTTTTTTATAAAAAAATGAAAAGCGAGGATAATATTTACAATAATACTCTCCTTGATATAGATTATGTTTCTTTAAATGGGCGTGAAAGCATTTATCATTTACAAAAGATTCTTGACAGACTTTACATTCGATCATATAGCATCTTCTTTTGTAATTCCTAAAATTCTAGCTTTCCATGCAGACATTGTTTCCAACCTATCAGCTTCTTCTTTGACAACTTTCTTTTGCATTTCTGCAATCTGAATCATCATTTTTCTTTCGTTTTCATCTTGGAACAATTCTACCAAACTAAGTATCGAAGCGTTCTTTTGTTGATGAGATTCTATACGTTTAGATCGTTCGCCATTCAATTTCTGCAAAGACTTATCTATACGTTGGGCGCATTGATTATATTCTTCTGAAATGGTCTTCAAAACTTCAGTCAATCGCATTGTAAAATCTTTTTGTTCTTGAGTGTCGTTGAACATTTCATTTACTTTATTCTTTTTCATATCAATTTGCTTAAGATTGATATAATCCATGCAAACATTTATATATAAATTAGTTTCATCAATCGTAAGATCTGGCTTGTCCCAAACTGAACGTACAAACTCAGCTTCAAAAAGATCTTTATCATTAGAGCTACGATAAGAATCGTAGTTTTGTACAAAGCGTGGACTATTTAAATAAGTCAATAGCTTTTCTAAATATTTTCTATGCTGCAATGTTAATTTATCCTCAGATAAATCTTGTCCAGCCCATTTATTTACTTTCTTGATGGCAGAAGATAAACTTCTTGGCACGACATATTTTTCATTAACTGCTGATTCGCTTTCAACCAAATAATCTGGATGCTTTTCTTTGATGTATTTGTGTACTGCTCTGTATTGAGGCGTAATAAAAACATTTAGGTTAGATACTCCTGCTAATTCTTTAGAAAATAATAATTCTGTGATCTGTTTTGGAGTTATTCCTGTTCTGATATTACTGTCTATAAATTCTATGTGCGCCGCAGTAAGTGCTTCTGGGTCCGCTTTTGGTTTGGCTTTTTCTTTCTTGCTTATGGACCCAGAAGAGATCATATAATCTCTTACTAGCTTTGATTCTTTTGAACGGCCATGTAAATCTTCTCTTTTAAATAAAAGATTAGCTATAACAATATAATCTGTTAGCCCTTCTTCTATTTTTTTATTGATAAATACTTGTTGCTCTTCAGATAAATCACTCATTATTAAAAACGTCGTTATCTTTTATCAAATTTTTTGCTTTTAGATATAGCATTTTTTTTAAATTTTTAATCTGCTTGTATCCAGCCTTACGACCCTTCTCATTGGTCTTGAATTTTAAAAATCTTGCTACTTCATCATCAGTAAGACAATCAATAAAAAACATTTTATAAACAAAAAACTGTTTATCGTTCAAATTCTCCTTCATCAAAGAATGAAGTTTCTTTTCGGCATTGGAAAAATTAACAG